ATCTTGTCTTCAATTATTTTAAGTTTATATTCCATTATAGATTTTTCGTATTGTTCATAGAGTTGATTTGCTTGTATTTCTAATTTACTAGGATTGACATTAGTCCAACAACCAAATTGGATTCCTTTTTTGTCGGTACTAACATAGCCAGCAATCTTAATTTCATTAGTTGGCTTAAAGATAGAAAGGAAAAAACCGTTAGTATATATTCCTCTAGAGGTAGGCTTATAGAATACCATACCAGGATATTCTATAATTTCTACTGCTTCAAGGTCAAATTTTTCTATCAATTTGTTCAACGATACGCTCATTAGTATAGTACCTTTTTAGAGTTCTAATACTATAATCTATTATTTCATCAAGCACAATATAACAATTTGGGTTTGACTTGTCAAAAATCCTCATATTTTTATATTTTCGGTCAAATATACGAATGGAGTCAGAATAGTAGTTGAATACTGTATATTCAAAATTGTATAGCTTATAGATAGCAGTAAGACCTCTTACTGTTTTATTATTCCTAACATCTAGATTCACAGATTGTTCTATGGATAGATTGTATTTTTCGGCTAATTGTTTAAATATTTCAAGCATCGGAGAAGTCCTTAGATAAATCACGCAGCTTACTAACTACAATTATTTTCTTGAATTGAGGGAATACAATAGTTTCAAGCATTCTTCTATAACTTTCCGGTGAAAGATTAGATAGAATCTTGTTCGGATCTAGATAAATGTAGTAATTTGGAACATCTGGAAAAACTTTATAAAATTCATTCAGTCTAATAGGAATGTTCTTATTGTTATACCAGCATATAGACATTAGTTCATCTTCATTAACATAGTATCCAAAACCAACATAGAAAGGACCTTTATTATAGGCTGTATCTCTCAGTCCATATTCCCATAGAGTCTTAGTTCTATCATAGTCTAGATAGTAGTTCATTGGAAGTCCTTAGATATTTCCATTAGTTTATCGTTTAATATTTTTTCCTTATATTTAATTAGATACCTATTGTATTTTCGTTTAAGACTTTTTAAATGATATTCTATATTTTTTATTTCATTGCCTATAGCCCAAGGACCATAAGCAATAGATACATTTGGATGCGTAAGATGTTTTTCTATAAAATACACATCAGAAGCCAATAAGAAATCATTTTTATAAGTACGGAGAACAAATCCAGTAGTTATGCTATAATCGTGATTATTGAATACATAATAAGTATCTTCATCTATGTACTTATCGCATTTCACTAACTTATATTTCGTTATTAAATCATCAACATTCATTTGGAGAAATCCTGAGATAACTGATATTTTTTGATATTGGATATTATTTTCTTTGTATACTTATTAGACTTATAGAGAGCATTTATAATAGTAGGAATAGTTGAATCATCTACTTTAACTTTAACATAGTCTACTGCTCTAAATTTGTTAAGTTTACCATAGAACTGATAGGAAGAAGGATAGTAAGCAATAGTGTGCTCAACATCAAAATATAGAAGATAGTTCATACAGTCTTGATTAGAAACTGTGATATTATGGGAAAAATCCTCTATATTGATAGATAGAGATAGCATATCCTTAATTCTTTCTAGTTCACTCGCTAAAGTCATTTGATATACCTTGTTTCTTATTGATAATGGTTGTTAGTTTTTTAGATAGGTTCGCTATGTTACTGGATAGGGTTCTTAGTTTAGTTAGTTCAGCATTATAGAGTTTAGCAGTAGACCTGAATTGCGGATCATTAGATAGGTCACGAATGTCTTTTAGATTTTTAATGTTCATATCCATATAGGAATAGAGTTCTTCAATCGTATTAACTGGAGCATCAAAATATCCAAAGTTAGTAGGATTTATGTTTTTAGATAGTTTATTGAGAGACTTATCTATGGAAAATTGTTTTACCTGTGTTAGACCTCGGGAGAACCTTATAAATCCTTGGCCTGTCATTCTAGATGTATTGTTGTTATTGAATGCAGCCCAGCGCCAAGAATATATTTCCTTAGTCTTAGATGGATAGAAACTCAATAGAACAAAGGTAGGTCTTCTATTGTAGTATTTGGATAGAACACCACAAACACTATAAGTGATAGTATAGCAGTCTTCTTTTGCTGAATATTTTATGTTTTTCTCTGCAATATCATAGTGCTTGCAGAAATCTCTAAATTCATCCATTGAAATCATTGTTTATTTTCCTTAGTTTGACTTTAGTGATATATCGTTTAAGTTCTAACTGAAAATTATTGTATGCTTCATAGAATGATGAATATAAGTGATTTAGTGCCTGTGTAGATAGAGGCACAATATGTTGTGGAGTAACTGGCATGGGTGATAATGTTTTTGCATGTATAATAAAGTTATCAAATGTTTGTTTAAACATTATTGTATCTGTATTGTGATTAACCCACATCATAGCCAATGGTTCAGAACAGGCTTTATGCTTGATCTGACAACCACATGATAGATAGAATTGTGGGTGTTCTCTAAAGAATTGAACTAGATTATGATCTTTCTGTATATCATCAGTAGTCATAGTAATATGCTATTTGTGATAAAATTTTTTCTTTTAGTTCACTTAGTGGTTTAGATTTATCAAACAGGATTGCTTTACCACCTGAAGAAATGAAATCATTTACATTATTTTCATTGTCATCTATCAGTAGACAATCCGGTGAAGCCAATCTATGCTTCATTTTGCCATTTCTGACGATCTTAACTAGCTTAGAGGGCACTTCTATATTAGATTTAATCCAATTATGTTTGCCGACAACACCACATTCTAGGTGTATTGCTGATAGAATACCGACATCTATATTGTTATCTAGAGCAAAATCTTTAATCTGACAATATAGTTCTATTCCAATAGATATAGGTTCCATTAGACCCCAGAAATCAGGTCCAATTTCCTCCATTTTCTTCCAGTTTGGCCGATGGTTATCTTCTCGCCAACAAGAGAGTTCATCACATCTCTTGTCAAAATCACAAAGTACACCATCCATATCAAAATAAATTGTCTTAATCATTGTTTAACCACTCTATTATAATAAAATATAGATTATTTCGTAATTATTCATTCAAAATCCTGTTGTATATTTTCCAGCTTTTTAGAAACTAGACATTTTTTTATTTTTTTTAGACACTGATTGTATTTTTTAATTATCATATCCAAATTGTCTTCAATAACAGATATAGGTTCGTCAGAGAACGTTTTCCAGTTTAAAAACAGAATTTCATTAGCAGGGTCAAGTAATACATCTTTTGCCAACCTAATAGTATTTGATTGGAAATCGGCCACATGACCAAGTACAGTTAGTGTTCCATGAGGTATAGAAGCACCATATGAATTTAACAGTCTATGTTGAGTAATGATTAAATTGTATTTCTTTACAAGATAATCAAATTTTTCTTTATTGTTCATAACTAGATACCACAATATCAAAATAAATTATCTTAATCATTGTTTTACTATTTCTTTGGCTTGTCTAACGAAGTCTTTGTGATAGTTAATTAGTAGTTCATGCTGTTTAAGTTCCATTTCATACATTTTTTGTAAACAATAAATATGTGTCATAGAATCTTTATTTGCTTTGGCAACAACAATACGGTTATGTAAGGCCTCATGTGCTGGTTCATCTATTTTTCTAAGTTGGTCTTCATATTTCTGATAGTTGTCATATAATCTTTTGATACTATGGCTTTGTTCATCAGTTAGATCTTTCCGTCTCAATATTCCATCTTTACCCCATAGGAGTTCCCATCCAGTATGGCCTGTACATTCTGCATCAAGCCGAATCAGTTCAGAACGAATATCAGAATAATATTTCCGTAATGCTTGGTAGTCCATTGGTGAAAATCTTTTATCATTATCAAATACAATCATATACTAATCTCCACTATAACTGTGTATTAAATCTTTACCTATAAAGTTTGTAATTAGTGTTTTCTTGCAGATTTTAATGATTTTATCATTGGTTAGACATTTTGACAGCCATCTTTCTATGTTCATAAACCAATTAAGTGTACTTTCATCCATAGGTCCATCTATATGATGCTTTCTACCATTTGACCAGAATATAGTAATTTCGTATAGGTTCTTAGTTGTCATTGTATTCCTCTATATTAAATATAAAAAAATCCATTGAACTGGTCAACGGATTTAGATTAAGGAATGTAAAATTTTATTTACTCTTCGGCAAGTTTATTTAGGCCATCTAGTCCATGCTTATCGTCTAGTGTATTAAGATTATCATAGAAATCAAGCCCAGTAACCATTTTCTCTTCTCTTTCTTTAATTTCATTCAATGAGAATAGAATTGAATTGGTAGCCAACTGAGTTACATAAGCGAATGCTGATGTTGCCTGGGCATCATTATATCGGTTAATGTATGTCATTACCGTAATAAAAGCATCTTGAATAATGTCATTTATGTCCTCATAGTTTTTAAGTGAAGACCTCAATCTAAATGAATTTACACGGCCATTAATAATCTTTAGGAAATATTCACACATTTCATTTTTGAGTTGTTCAAACTTACACTTAAATTGTCTCTTATCTTCTACAGTCATCTTATCATACGATTCTTGTAGTTTTTGGATATTAGACATTTTATTAAGAATGAACTGTTTTGCTGCACAATACTTTTCTTGATTGATTTTGCCTTTATTAAATTTATTTTCCAGTCTTTGTAGATAAGACGGACACCAATCACCGTTTATCATCTAAGTTTAAATTGTTGTATTCAACAATAACTTCTCTAAGTCTAGCATTATCAACATAATAATTTTTTTCATCATCTTTCTTTTTAGCCATAAAAAACCTCATTTAATAATGTTTAAATATATTAAATTTGGTATAAACTTATTTAAACTTATAATATTTTATTTAAGTTTAAACTTGCAACTGGGATTTATTTAGTGTAATTCTATCATTATTCTTATTAAGTAATCTTTCCTCTTCTTCTTGCATTTTGTTTACACTAACTTGCATTACTTCTACTTCCCACCAGGGTTGAGTTTCTGGGATCTGATAATTTGTATATTTGCAAATTCTTAATATTATTTCCAATACATCGCCAATGTTTATAGTGCCAAATAGTCCAGTATCATTCAACTCAATGCTATAATGGTGTAATTTACCACAATCAGGACATGAAACAGATATCTGTCTAGCAAATCCAATGAACATATCATCTATATTGTTTTTCAATACAGAATAATCCATAGCACTCAAATTGGATAAGAAACGCTCCAATAACACATTATCATTTGTGTCAATATCAAGATGTCTCATAAAGTTCTGTATCTCACTATCCATTGAAGTTCGTTTTAGTTCTTTTATTGTAGGATATTTTAGATATAGTTTTATATTGCAGTCTGGTAATATTATTTCTCTTCTTTTTGGTTTATTGGAATCATATAGTACTGTAGGAAAGTCTGCTAGTTGTACTTCATGCTTATATTCATGCCCACAATATTCACATTTTAGTCCTAATGAATATCCATTGTTTTGCTGGAAACTGTTTGCTCGAAGCCAAAATGCCATATATTCTCTATCAGCCAACAATATGTCATCAAAATTTAGATTTTCTAGAATGATACATTTTGATATAATTTCATTTATAATATCAGTAGCATTCTGTGGTGATAGTGTTGATAGGTATTTTACCTCTTGAACATTTAAAGGTCTTATTTTAATTACTGCATCAGAATTATAGAAACAACCTCTACTAGGTATTTCATCTTTAATAAGTTTCCAATAATTGTTATATAATTCCATTATACCAATCCTGCAAAACTAACTGTTACTGTTCCTGTGAATGTTCCTGGTGGAGTTAAACTCGATCCTATACATGATACTGTTATTGGTGGTATAGTTGTTAGTGCTTTTATTAGATAAGTACTTTCTAGATTTAGGAATATATCAGGATTCATAGCTGGTCCGATAGCCTTGATATTTGATAAAAATTCATATGCACAAGTTTCAAATGTATTTGTAGGAATATTTACAGCAGCAGTAATATTTAAGAATGGTAGTGCCTGTAATGTTATAAATGTTTTTGTGAATTTTTTACCAAATAGATTAAATAAGTTTACAAAGCACATTGTACCATCACCACACCACATTGCTGATTTAACTTCATTATAAGATATATTTTGATGCATTGGAGTAAAATATGCAAAAGGTCCTGATAAAGGTGTTGGACCTGCACCAGGAACAATTACCGTACCAGTTACTAATTGTCTAGGTACTGATAGCATATTTTCTAGTTCTACAAGATAACTTGTTAAAGCATTATGTGTGGCTTTAACATACCATTCAGTATCATCTGGTGGCTGATTTAATAAAGGCTTCATGTAATATTCAAAGCTCATTAGTTAAAACTTCTCCAGAAATCAGAATTATCATTTGACTCATCAAACAAACAAGGTGGTGGTGCATATTCATCTGAAACTGTCTGATTTATTACTTTAGCACCTTCCAAGTCTATTTGTGGTTGATTCAAGCAATATACTGCCCAATACAATGATGAAATTAAGTCATCGTGAGAACCTTTAGCACCACGAAAATTGTTTGGAGTAACTTCTTCAAATCTTCCTAACTGGTTAATAGTTTCTTCATCTCGTATTATAAGTTTATTTTGTTCTATTGCTTTTTTCAACATCATGCAAGCATCAAGTTTACTTTGAGAAGTTGCTCTTGTACCAATACCACGTTTGTCGGTATTTAGAATATTACCACAGCCAATATTATACCATAGTTCTTCTGCAACTTGTCTACCACAGTCATTATTTTCAATAATCATGTAAGCTTCATTGTATCTAGAACTTAATTTTGATATAGTTAGAGCAAATTCATAAGGCTTAATCTTATTGTTCTTATAGCAAGCAACTTCTTCATATCTATCTTTATTTACAATCTTTAATACTTGAATGGTTGAATAGTCATTACCAACACCAGTTGAACTATCTACACCCATTACATATAAAGCACCAGGTACTGGATCTTCATATATGTTTAAATTATAGTTGTCTTCAACACGCAATGGTTCAACTGCAAGTATTTTCTTTAATACTTCACCATCAATCAATGTTGCTGTAGAACCAATGAATGAACAGTTATAATGGATTAAATCACCAGAAATGTATCTATGGCCGTCTTCAACATTGACTGGAGTATATACGGTTTGAATACCGTATATCTTCAATCTTCACTATGGATTTATTTTGAATGGTTTGACCTACTCTAAGATTTGATGCAAATATTGGTTCGCCATTATTATCAAACCTATGGTCTTTAGTGCAAGAAATAGATTTATTGTCTGAAAAATATATCTTTAGACATTCACCTTCTTTTTTTTCAATTTTTAAAAAATTTCTAAATCCATTTGGAGTTAATATCTTAACACCATTCATTTAGCGTTTGTCCTTCATCTGTTAAATCGTGTTTCACAACTTGTCTTATTTCATTTCTAGTTTCATTTGTTGTTGGAGTTTCAAAATATTTTACTGTTTCTAGCCAAGGATTTGCTTCAGGAATTTCAGGTGTACTTGGTACTTCCGTCAATCCTTCATTTACAGTTTCAGTTTCAAACTTTGGTGTTGGTATTTCAGTCTTTTGTTCTTCAACTGTAACAGATACAGGTTCTTTTACGATTGGTTCTTCAGTTTTAGCTGGTGTAGAAGGTGGTTCTTCTTTAACAATATTCACATCTTCTACTTCACGAGTTTCTTCATTGTCTTTGTATTCATTGTATTTCTTGTGGTGGATGTTCCAA